AAGTCCACGAATGCCCTCCTCGCCGAAATAGTTTGGGTGCCAGCCGTCGCCCGTCACCGCGATATTCAGAACTGCGTGCGATTTGTCGTTCGGGCTTACGCCGTAGTCCGAGCGTTTCATTACGGGTAACTGCGAGTGCAGTTCCTCGGACTCGAAGGTCATCATTCGCGGATCGTAGACGAAGTTGTAGCCCTTTTTCCCGAGCATGATTCCACAAATTACGTCCTCGAATCCGAGACTGTCACACAATGCCTCAGGAAACCCGTTGATCGTTAGAAACGCTTCGACCGGCGCCGCGAGCGAGCAACCGTAGAGCCAATTGGAACCACACTCGTGAGGGCCGTCGCCTTTGACATGCGCGAGGCGGTTGTCGTTGCCGGGCGGATTATCGGTGTAGGAGGCGACTTCGCCGTCCTTGACCACGAGGTCACGAACTTTGCGATATGCGCCGCACGTTATCCGATTCTGCGGACCTTTCATAGCCTCGCGAACGCGCGCGAGCCAGCCGGGCAGTAGTACGGATAGGTCATCGACAAATGCGATCCAGCCATCGGGCGCAAGGCAGATGGCGGTATTGCGCGCATTGGCGGCTGCGAACCAATCGACCTTAGTGCGGCGTGATGGTCCCTGCCAGACAGTGCTTTTTGGCGCGACCCAAGTCGGCGCGCAGGTTGGCGACCTGCCGTCGAGCAGGACGGCTTGGCGATACGCCGGCGAAGAATCGTAGGCGCCGTTTGGCTGCGCCCAAAAATCCACGACAACAACCTTGATTCCAGTGTAGTCGCCGCGGGTCTCGCGATCAAGCGAGTCGAAGAACCACTGGATACAAGGGTTGATGCGGGATGTGAAGAAGGCGATGGTCAAATGCATGGCGTGAGCAAAAACGTAACACTCTCCCCGCGATACCACGGCGCCTTGTGCTTCGGGAGCTGAATAGCGGCGATCTTGAACTCCTCGTCGCCGACGATGACGGTATCTCCATCCTTGTCGTTGGGCGCCGCAATCTCGCGCCACGGGATTTCCGAGCGGAAAGCGCGCATCCCGTTGAATGAATCGACCCAGCGGCCTTCTAGGAGCATTTCCTCGTGGCGGGAGTCGAGCATCGACATGGAGTTGTCGCAGTCGCGACCTTGGATGTCGGAGTAGCTCGGACGTTGAACGATCAAGCGTGGGGTGCTCATGTAGCACAGGTTCTCGCGTTGAAACTTGTGGTAAAGCGAATCTATCCCAACGTCGCCCGATATGTGCGGGGCCATTTTGCGGGCCATCTCAGCGGTGATGACGTAGCTGCTGGTCGTCATCAGGCCGTTGGTGCGAATCCACCAAGCATTGTATCGGCTATGCGGATTTTCCGCGTAAGAACCTCCCAGAAATAGCATGTCCCATTGCTGCGGGATGTATGTCATGGCGTCGCTGAATCGCGGTACGAACCAATCGAGGAAGAGGGCGTCGTCCTCCAGAATTAGAACTTTGGGCCAACGATAATGGGCGATCAGCTCAAGAAGTCCGCGGTGCGATGCGGTGCAACCCATGTTGGCGCTCACGCGGCCTTCGTGATTCACTGGACTGTCATGCCCGATGAAGCGTTCGGCGCGCGTGATCCCATTCTTGATTAGCTGCTCTGTGGCTTGCGCCCAACGATCAGTCCGGCGCTCCAAGTTAATCACAAAGATTTTGTCGAAACAGTTGTCTGGAGTATTCATCGTCCGGCGGCCCTCACGCGTTGAAACATCGCCCACTCGCCGACGCCCTCGATCTTCGTGTGGGAGAGTTGCTCGAAGCCGAGTTTGAGTAGGCGGTTTACTGCAATTGAAACGTGCGCCACGCCATCAGTAGACCAGTTAATGTCGTCGAGACACACGATTCCACCGTAGCGGATGCTGGGCGCGAAGCGGTTTACATCGGCGATGGCCTGCGGCCCATGGTTTCCGTCTATGTGCGCTAAATCCAGTACGGGCGGAGGAACGTAGTCGTCGGACTTCTGGCGGTGGATGACGACGTTTCGGTTGAGATCGAGCGCGTCCACCTTTTCCTTGAAAGACTGATATGCGGCTTGGTAGTCCTGATTGCCCCACCATTCAGCGTTGGGCTTGTCCATGTCGGCAACCGCCGCCGCCTTGGTCCACGGATCGACAGCGTGAACGATGCCCTTGCCGATTACCGAGCAGGCGAGCGCCATCGGAATGGTGGATTTTCCAAACCACACCCCGAGGTCGAGCACGTTGGCTGGGCGCAGCACGAGAATGGCCATCGCGAGGTCTATGGCTTTCTCCTCGCTGCACCATCCAGAAATTTTCGCGCATTCGGTGGTAATGCGGTTGAGTAGGTTTGGGACGTTCATATGATGACTCCGCCTTGCGCGAGGATGTCGCGCCAGCGCATGTTGTGACTGCGGAAGCGGTCGGCTTGATCGGCGAGGTCCATGTAAACCCACCAGTCTTCGTAAGGCAGTCCGTCGTCCGAGCACACGTCGGCGGCAATAAGGATGTAGTCGTGCTTGGAAAAGCGGTTGCGGATCGGTGCGCGTAATAGGTCGCCGTGACGGTACGCGTCGTGCTCGACAGTGATGACGCGAAAACAGGCACCTTCATCCATGAGTGCATCGACGGCTGCGAACGTAGCCTCGTCGATGTCGAGACTCAGGTAGTCGATGCCGTAGAGGCCCCATGATGGGACGTACTTCCTAAGGGCGGCATTCCAGTCGAGCGACGTGGCGTCGGCTCGGATCGCAGGGCTGGCGCGAATGCCGCAGGCATCAATTGCCTCTTGCGAATTATCGACCAGCAGTCCACGCCACCCGATCTGCTCCAACGCGTAGGTGTTGTTGATCGTAATCGGCGCACCGCACCCCACGTCGAGGAAAGTTTTTCCGTTTGGGCATACCGTCGCCACAAAAATATCCTGGCCTGCTTGGGATTTGGAATCCGCCAATTTCATGCCAGCTCCAATTCGGCGACGCGTTTCCAGAATGCGTCGATGAGGATTTTCTTGGCAGTCTCAGCATCGCGAGCGCGCGAGATTCCGGTGGCGTGCGTGTACTCGCCGGTAATGGGGTCTGGTTTATCCCAGCCGCGATAGTGCCCAAACTGGATTTCGCAGGAGGTTGGGCTTGGATCGGCTTCGTCTGAATTCGAGTGGCAATGCACCACCCACTTCCCTTTTTCTTTGCGAGCGCCCAAGTGGCCGTAGGCATATGTCCACTGCTCGGGTGGAACGTCGGCGTCCCATTCGGTGATCCTGCTGTTGGTTACTTGTTCGACGTAACGCTCGGCGAGGTCTCGGTCGGTGAACAACCCAAGCACCGAGTAGTCGCTGTATTCGCCACCGTTATCTACCATGTAGATTTTCATTTTCGATCCCATCCCGCCCAAACCCAGCTCGCGTAGTACGAAAGTGTGTGCGTCTCCGCCATGCGGTCCATGATGCGCTGCCAGCGGGGCTCAAAGTCGGAGACGATTGGGTGTGGCTGGATTTGAAAATGGATGATCCTGTCAGTGAGCCCGGCATCGAGGATGCGTTCCATGATCTCGAACTCGCCGCCCTCGGCGTTGATGGCGAGTAAATCTACTTTATGTGATGGCGCCCACCGCTCGTCTGCACCGGGCGTGGTAAAATTCTTTAACGGCTCTGCCACGTCTAAAACACACACCTTCTCTTCAGGGCCGTCGGCGAACTGACCGCTCATGTCGCCTTTTACTTTGAATATGTCTGTGCGGTGTGAGCCGCCCATAGCGTATGGATAAAGACGGGTATTTGCGAAAGGGACAAGTGCCTTTGATGCAGCGACGAAGAATTCGCGGATCGGCTCGAAGCCAACATAGCGGCAGCCGTATTTGCGCAACATCTCGACCGCCCATTGGCCGCGATGTGTGCCGATTTCTAGAATCACGCTTTCGGGCGTGAGGTCGGGGTAGTCGTAGCGGAGGGACTCGGTGAAGGCTTTCATAACTTCTCCCCGAGATCGGTCAGTCTCGACACGACGATTTTTTCCGTTGAAAGAATTGGGAGGCCAAACAGGCGCCACGTCCCAACGCGGCAGATAAAAGAAAACTCCGGGTATCCGCGCCGCTCAGGCAGTTTTCGGTAAACCGCCGGGAACTCCACGTCGGAGGCGACGCGATAGGAAATTTTGTGCCGAAGGATGCTCATGGCGAGACGTGCAGGTCTTCGGTGAAATTGAGATTGGCGAAGCGCGGCCAGTTGCCCGATACGAACTGGCAATCGTGCTCCCGCCCTCCTTCTAGCCCGGCGATCACCGGAGAAAGAACGAGCGCGTTGGGATTAAGTAACGCGGCAAGCCACGAAAACGAACTGTTGGCGCGCAGCAATGTGGCCGTTGTCATCATGCGATAGAAATCTGGCATGAATGACAGTTCTTCCGGTAGGTCGCCACGAGGCCACGGTGTCTCTTCAGAGACGTAGCAGGGTGCCGCAAGTAAACCAAAGCACTCCAACGCGCGTTCGTATGAACTGCGCTTCACGACCACGTAATTGTAACCAAAATAGTCGCCGCGCCGAAGGTGGCACGTGATCGGCACCCTCTTGCTGAAGTGTGGCAGCATATCTATGCAAGCCTTCTCCACCTCTGGCTTGAGTCTCAAACACGAGATCGCTTCGCGCTTCGTGTAGAAATCTACGCACCATTGGGTTTGCGCGTATCCGCGATACTCAAAATCAAATCGAAGCTCGTGCGGATGCTGAATGTTCCGAGCGAACTCAGCGAGTTGGACTTCATTGAATCTGGGTAGTTGCCGAAGGCCGGGCCGGGAGTATGGCGGTAAATTCCAAATCCGCTCGCCGATCCATTCATCGCACTGAAAGACAAGTCCGTATTTTTTCGCGTAGGCGTAGGCAAACAACCACTGCATCGCCTGATTACCTGTGCGTCCCTGAAGGGTGCAGACGAGGGTGCTCATGGCGACTCCTCGCAAACCACGCGGTCTTCACCGAGCCCGACTTCGGTGGCTAGCAGGTCGATGAGTTCAAGCTTGTTTTCATTCGCATCCGATGGCGTGCATTTGGCGAGCGCGAGCGCGGCCTGTGCGTTGCCGGCGATGACAACCATGCAGCAGCGCATGTCGAAACTGTTCAGCCAGACGATCTCGTAGATGCCCTTCATTGCTTCAGCGCCTCCTGGTATTTCATCACGGCGTTTTCGCTCCACGCCCTCCGCCCGTGCTCCAAATCGGAGATGTATGGCGCGGAAAACCCAGCGCGCCGCGCGACTTCCCTAAGCGACAGGGATGCAGCTTTTCTCAGCCGACGCATTTGCTGTCCGAAAAGAAACGGGTCAATCTCCCTCCCGGTCCCGCCGCAGTGCGAGCACACGCGTGTTTGAGATTTGATCGCCATGTCGGTAGCAAGTCGAGACAGCAATCGCTAACACCGTCAAGTCCCGATTGACATGATTGTTAAAAAAATCCATCCGTCCATCACATGACCGTCCCCGAACAACTCGAAATGCTGCGTGCCCAAATCGTGCCGCGGATGCAGGATGCCGGAATCGAAGGTTTTGTGATGGTGGCCTACCTGCGCGATGCCGAAGACAAAATCCAGCGAGTGTGCATCGCCCACTGCGGCAATAACCCGGCCTACGAGGACGGACTCCGGCCAATTATTCAGGTCGCCGGCATTTGGTCGGGCCAAATCCAGCGCCCACCCGAATGAGAGCAAAAACGATGACTCCGTGGCAGGCGTGGGACGCGTTTCCGCCCTATCTGGTGCGGTTGCTGGCGAAGAGCGGATCGTTTGTGGCGATGACCGATGCCGAGATTGCCATCGGCAGCGGGATCGACTTGGTGCGGGTGCGTGAGATCAACTTCAAGACGGCGTGGCGCGGGGTGGACACATGGGAGCAGCGCGCCTACGTTGCCGCCTGTCGGTTTGACCCGACGAACCCGAAGGACCGGCGCCGGGTCATCAACTATGAATTCATATGCACGATGAGGAACGCGAAACCGGGAGCATACCTGCGGCGGAGCCCAAAGTGGGAGTCGGAGCTGCTGCCGATCATCAAGATGATTCAATCCCGAGTGAAATCCGCCGCCGCCTAAAGCCGGATTTTCTCAGCGCCGAACAACTCGACCGTTTAATCGCCCGCAACCCATGCATTCGCCGACTGATGGACGAGAGGAAGGAGCTGCTGGCCCGGCCCATGCCGACAACGCGGGAGATCGACAACCAGTGGAGGGCGGTGCAGAGGGAGTTCGCGAAGTTCCTGCCGCTGAGGTTTGCGAGCGCCCACCGGGAGATCGAGCTGCGCCAGATCGACGACTCGATTCTGCGGGAATCGACCCGGCTGCAATACGCGGCGGAGAGCCGCCGGCTGGCGGTGCTGCGGAAGGCAGCCGCCGTGAGGTTTTTACCACAGGGTCGCGGGAGGTAATACCGCTCCCGGTATTCATCGACGCCCTCAAGGCCGCGGTGGCCAATGGCGGAAAGCATGGGGCTAAATATCGAGCCGCGAGAATTCTCGGCAAGTCGAAGGAGTACGTGAAGGATCGGATCAGGGGCAACAACCAGCTCAACGCGATCTACAACAGCTTGATTACGGACGCCAAAGGGATGCAGCCTCCGACGCAGGGCGACGTAATGACGCGCAATGCCGAGGGGTTGCCGCCGGAGGTGTTGAAGATCGACGTGCTCGACATGGTGACGGATGCCGAGCGGATGATGCACATGATGGGGCTAAAGAAAGCCGGCATACCCGAGGACACCCTGAAGCAATTGAAGGCGCTGAAGGGATTGGCGTCCACCACTGGACATTTTATCGCGCAATCACTGGAGATGACATCGCGCTCCTACTATCTTCAGGTTTTGAAAATGATGGGCGCGGCGGATGCGCTCCACGCCCGGCTGATGGCAAAGGATACGGAGCCGGGTTATGTGGCCAACGACGAGTCGCGGGCGATGTTCAACAAAAACTACATCGAGTTCGTGAAGGAGGCGGGGCGCGCGTTCGAGTTGATGCTGACGGCGGCGACCTCAATGGTTAAGATGATGGCCGACGCGAACGACATTGAGATGCCGGGTGGCAAGAAGAAGAAACCGGGCTGGGCGATTGTGAGCGCGCCGAAGGCACCGCCGAAACCCCGGCTTGAGCCGATGCCGCAATAGCCATGCCGCGCATTGATCCGCAAGCGTTCAAGCTGCTAGGCGAAAAGATTCGTCCGCCGAAGGCACCGCCGAAGCACGAGGTCGATGAGTCGTGGATGCCCGACCTGAATCCGACGCAGCTCAAGGCGTGGAACTGCGATGCGAAATACCTGCTGCTGTGGGGCGCCAAGGGGGGCGCAAAAAGTTTTTTGGGCGTGTCGAAGCTGATGAAACACTGCTACGAGAACCAGAACGCACTCGCGCTGATTCTCGTCCGCACGCAGAACATGGCCAAAAAGGGCGGCTCGTGGGACATGCTGATCGGCGAGATAGCGCCAAAGTGGAAAGAGGGGCTCGGTATTCAGATTTCGGATGTAAAGTCGGATGAGCAGCACTTCCAATACATCTGGGTCGAGAACCGGCATGGCGGCTGGTCGATGATCTGCGTGATGAGTTCGCCGCACGCCAACCAACTGCGCGAGCGCATCCGCGGCATGGTGCCCAGCATGGTGTTTGTCGATGAGCTGACCTCGTGCCCGAGCGCCGAGTACTTTGAGCCGGTGGCCGCCCAGCTTGGCCGCCGCCCGCACGTCGAGGGTGTGCAGCAGTACATCGGCGCGTGTAACCCAGAGGGGCCGTCGCACTGGGTCTATCAGACGTGGTTTGTGAATCCCATCGACGAGACGACTGGCGCCTACGACGAGGATTTTGCCGAGATATTCTTCCCGAAGGAGGAAAACCGCGAGCGGCTGCCCGATGGTTATTTCGAGCAGGTGGCGAAAATCTACCGCTACAACGAAGTGGAGTTGGCGCGCATGGCGGCGGGTGAGTGGGTGGACCGGCCATCGGGCGAGGGGTTGTTTCGTGAAATCTACAACCCGGTGCGGCATGTGCATCCAATCGAGGAGAACGGGCGCCCCAGCCATCGGAGCCGCATCCAGCCGAACGCCGATCATGTGATGGGGTTGAGCATCGACCCAGGCTCGCCAAACAATGCATTCGTATTCGTGCAGCACCTCCCGATTGGCGGGAAGATGAAGTGGGTGTTCTTCGACGAGGTGGTGACCATTGGGCGGGCCATTCCCTATACGACGTTGATTCCGCTGGTGATGCGGCGCATCCGCTGGTGGCGCGATCAGGTCGGCAAGGAAATGAAGCAGGTGTGGGTGGCCGACGAGGCGTCGTTCAACCAATACCGCGCGCAGAGCGGGAGTTTCGACGTGATGCAGTTCGAGCAAATTTACGAGGCGAACCGCGTGAAGTACAAGCTGGAGCCGCTGGGCAAGATTAAGGCGTGTCCAAAGGGCGATGGGTCGATTGTGGCGCGCGTGCGGTTGTTGCAGCGGTTGCTATCGGATGACGAAATTGTGGTATCGTCTGGCTGCCCGAAAATCCACCAGATGTTTCTGCAACTGGAGGGCAAGAAGTTCAAACCCGGCGAGGCGCCGGAGGCCGATGAGATTTTGAAACCGATCAAGTCGCCGCACAAACACGTCTTCGACGCGGTGAGCTACATGCTACATTTCGCGCTAATAAACCCGACGGCGCTGATACCGATTGCGGGATCGTCGCAGACGCTTATCCGCAGCGCGGCCTAGAGTTGAGATTGAGTCCCAGTATTATTGAATTGCCTACGACTGACCGACAACTTACCCACAATCAACCCACTCCATTATGCAGGTTTTACAGATCGACTTAGCAAAGTCCCCTGAAATCGCCGACGAAGTTGCTGACAGCCAGCCCGGCGACGAGGTAACGCTTCACGCGACGATCAAGTCGCTTGACTCACAAACACTCACCGTGACCGTAAGTGAAATCTCCCCGCTCCGCGGCGACGAACCCGCGCCCAAGGAAATCAACCTGACGCCGAAGCCGGCGATGATGGTCGAAGAGGAAATAGTCTGATGGTAGCCCGGCGCGAGTTTGCCTACATTCCGTCGCTGCCAAACCAAGGCAGCCCGCATCAGACGCCGGCATCGCTGATGATCGACGTGCGTTACGCGAACATGCTGCTCGTGGAGCGGTGGACGTGGGATCGGTTTGCGCGACTCTGCCAGTTTTTGCAGCACACGCCCTACGAGGTGGCCTCGATGGTGGCGTTAAAGCACGACTCGGTGGACGTTTTCCGCGAGACTAAAGTTCTGCCCCGGTTTTACGCCCGTCAGACGGCGCTGTTGCTGACCGCCCTTGAATATAGCGTCTGCCGCGCGTACAGCGACGACGTGCTTGATCCGTTTGCGGAACTGGCCACCAATGAAATCAAAAGCTAAAAAACCTGTCGGCGTGCTATTGCGGTCGATGGAAATATCTTGGAGAACGTATTATGTACAAATTGTGCAATTGGTGGATTTGGCGACCGCGCTACAAAAGCGCCTTTCAGCAAAGTCGGGTAAGCCGGGATATATCCGCAACGCTGAAGCGCGGGCGATGCTTGAGCGAAATTACATCGAAATTGTCAAAGAGGTAGGCAGGGCGTTTGAGTTAATGGTGGACGCTAGCTACGCCATGATACGCGCAACGCACAAGACCTGATGCACTATAAAGAGATTCTCGAAAGCCACGGCTGCGGCCCGGAGAAGCTGCGAAAGATTTTCACCACGAAGATCGGGCCGGATGCGACCGACGGCACCATTCTGAACCCGGAGCAGATTCCGAAGACGCCGAAGACGATGGCGGAAATCCACCGGCGGTTTCGCTCGCGGGTGATGAACCGGACCATCGACGGGGTGCGCAATAATCTGCGCGCGAGCCGCCCGTTTCAGGCGGTGGACATGGCGGCGGACGCTCCGCCGATTCAGCGCCACACGATTCCGCTGATGATGTGGGCACAGGGGAAACTGAAGATCGAGCAGGCTTACGACAGCTTGGCAGCATCGGGCGGCACCACGCAGGCCGACAAGTTTTTCAAGAAGACCGATGTGTCCGGCAAGACCGTCATCAAGCTGAACGAAAATCGGATCACGGATATTTCCATCGACCTACTGAAAAGCTACACGACGCGCCGGCACGCGGCGATGGATGCACTGTGGTCGAACCAGTGGCCGCATTTTCTGTACGATCCGCGAGGTGAGGACGAAGTAGCGCAGTTCCGCGGCGATGTGCTTTCAGCTAGGGTGGACGTGATGTCGGACGCCTACAACTATCGGCATTTCTTTTCGCAGTGCCGGCGGCAGATGTTGCTCTACGGGTATTCGGTGGCTTTCACGCGTTCGGCGTGGGATCGGAAGACCGGATGGCGCCCGGTTAAAACCAACACCGGCGAGGAGGCGACCGACGAAATCGAGAGCTATGTGGTTCGCGAGGGCGTGGATTTCTTTAACCCGCATCCGTCGCGAATTTACTACGACATCAGTTCGCCGCTGGCCAACATCAACACCGACACTGGGCCGTCGTACATCGGCTACTGGGATTTGGTGCAATGGCGCAGCCTGACCGAGACCGGCTCGGATTTCTACAATCTCGAAAACGTTTTCTGCACGAACGGGTGGACCGATCTGGCGGCGACCTACAGCGACTACTGGAACTATTACTTCGATCAGTGCGTGTTGAGTTACCCGGACCTGCGCGGCCCCGACCCGTCAATCGGCAACGACATCAAGGCGAACGTCGGTCGCTACTCCTCGGAGACGATGGATACCGGGGTGCTGCTGACGCACTACTATGAGCGCATCAATCCGCTGCACGAGGGGATTGGCACCTACGATTGCAATGTGTGGCTGCACCTGACGGTAGCCGGTGACTGCACGATCATCGCCGCGGAGTTTCTGCCGAGCATTCCGGCCTGCTACGGCGGCATCAACTGCAACGACGGGCGACTGACTAATCAGTCGATGGCGATGGCGCTGCTCGGCTATCAGGATCAGGCGAGCAATATAGAGTCCCACATGCTCATGCAGCTTCGCACGAGCCTGATTCAATTGTGGCTGATCGACAAAGATTCGCTGGACCCGGAAATCATCGAGGAATTCAAGAAAAACGGAACGGATAGCGACTGGTGGGTAGACCGGAAACTCCTGATTTATAGCGCGACGAAGCTCCGCGATCTCGGCATTCAAGACCCGCGAGCCGCGTTCGCGGTCGTGCAGGCGCAAATCCAGAATGTATTTCAGGCCGGGCTGGAGTCCCTTGGCCAACTGCTCAACCTTGCGGACCGACTGCTGATTTTGTCGCCGAATGAACTCGGCCAGCCAAACCCTCGTGAGGTGGCAGCCCGTGAGGTGACGGAGATTGCGGGCTCCGTGCAAGCCATCAATGGATTCAACAACCAGGGGCCGCGAGAGATGACGGCAGCGGCCAAGGAGATGATCTACGAGAGCTTGGTGACTCACGGTCAGCCGGAGATTCGGGTGCCGGGGCTGCGCCGCTACACGCGCGAGGTGGTGGAGGCGGCGGGATTCCGGGTGGCGCCGGACGTGAAGCTGAAGGACAACAATGTGCCGACGGCGACGCCGGTCATGGGCAACCTGCGCGATCTGGTCTATGACTATATTTTCAATAGCCGGGACGGAGCCGAACGTCCACTGAACACGCAGGGCGCGCAGGTGATGACACAACTCCTCCAGTTCTTGCTGCAAGTACCGCCGATTGCGCAGAAGATGGGCGCTGGGCAAATCATCCGCATGGCGAACTCGATTATCCGCATGAGCGGAGCGCCGCTCGACCTGCAAATCGAACTGGCGCCCGGCGAGGACGACCGCATTCCGGCAGCCGATGAGGAAATTAAGAAGCAGGTCAGCGCCGTGCAGCAACAGCTCCAAGGGCTACAGCAATTTCTTATGCAGGTGCTCAGGCCGCAAGGCGGTGGACCGATGCCAAACGGAGCGCCTCCCGCGCCCGCCGGACCCGTCAATGGCAGTCCGCCACTACCGCCGCCCGGTGGGCGCGCAATGCTTCAAGACCCGCAACCTCAATCATAACATCCCATGCCCGACGACGCCCCGAACGTCGCGGTGGTAGATGCTGGCGCTCAGCCGGCTGCCGCTGCGCCCACTCCACCCGCTACTGGAAAACTCGTAACCGAACAATATCCTGATTTGGTGCGGCGTCTGATAGACGCCTCGGTTGAGGAGACCGACAAGCCTGACAAGCCGAAGGAAGAGAAGCCGAGGGAAGCGCCGAAGACGGCGGAACCAGCAAAGGCTGAGGTGAAGGCGGAGCCGAAGGCCGACGAAAAACCGATCACGGTTCGGCGCCAGAAGGTAGTGCGCCCGGCGCTGCCAGTCATCGAGCCCCCGAAACCAGCGGTCGCTGAAGTCGCCGCGAAGCCCGACCCGAAATGGGAGGAGGCGCTAAAGGAAAACGAGCGCGAGATGCTGGCTGATGCCCGCGAGGCGGCGGAAATCGTGCCAGGCAAATACAAGGAGCTGCCGACGAAGGTCGAAGCGTTCCTCAAGAAACACTCCGAGATCGTGAACCGCGAAGGCTTCGACGAATCGGCGCCCGACTACAAGGCATGGGTCGAGGCAAACATGCCGAAACTATCGCGCAAGGAAATCCGCGAGATCGAGACGGTGCGCGTGACCCGCGAAGTCGAGGGCAAGCAGGAGGCGAAGTTTGCCGACCTGAAGTACGAGATGTACCGGAAGCAAAAGGAGCCAGAGATCGAGCAGCACGGGCAGGCGCTCTACAATAATTTGGTGGCGGTCGCCATGCCGGATGAATTGGCGGAAGCCGTGAAGAAAGACGGCGCCGTGAAGGCGTCAGCGGCCATGAAGCTGGAGGTGGAGGCCATCGGCGATGTTTGCGCGCGGACGGCTGACCAGATCAAGGAGATGGTGCGGCTGACCGAGAAAGACCCAGCGACTGGACGACCCTTGGCCACGGAGGCCACCGATCCGAGCGACCCGAAGTACGCCATCCACGAACGTCTGCGAAAGGTGATGGACGAAGCGTGTTCACGGTTTCAGAAAGAAGCGGCCGCCGACCAACAGCTCGTCAACGGGCGCTGGTTCGTGACCCGTGAGGAGTGGGGCCGAATCCGGCCAGAATCCCGCGGTCAATACTGGACGTTTTCCAACGCGCAGTTGATCGAGTACATGAAGTCGCAAGTGAAACCGCAGGTGGAGGCCGAGATTGCGTTGCGGCGCAAAAAACTGGAGGGATACGGATTCACGCGTGCGCAGGCGGCTGCGGCAGTAAAACAGGAACCCGCTCCAAAGCCGGAGCCGGCGGGAAATGCGGCTCCGCGTGGTGCGCCGATTCCGGGTGCGGGCGACAACGGCACAAAGCCCGACATCGACCCGCGGGCGGCAAAGGTGATGGCGGCATGGGCGCAGGCGTGAAGCCGTCTCTTTTTACCCAGCTCGACGCGGTGGCGATCAACGCCGCACTACTGAAGGATTCACCGCGCTGTTGGAATTGCGGGATGTTCCGCCACCGCGAGCGACTGTGGCTGGCCTACCGTTATCACCTACAGGAACCATGTTCGCGGTGCGCGGTGGCCATCTGTGAACTCGACGCAAAAACTCTGCAACCGTGCGGCAAGAGCCAGCAGGTGCAGCTCGGGAAGTCCAAGATCGCCCACTACGAAGACCCGCGGCTTTTCGAGGTGGCTGGCGTGCCATACATTTCGTATACGGAAATGAGCAGCTACGAGCCCGGTAAGGATTACCGCTGCGTGATGAAGTATTCGCAGCTCAAGCTGACGAGCGGGCGCTGGTCGGTGGTTGAAAGCTGGCAGCCGCGCTACGGGCTGAACGACGGCAAGAACCGCGAAAAGAACTGGGTGTTCTTTGACTACGAAGGGGCGATTCATGCCGTGTATGCCGGGCGCCCGAATCATCTGGTGCTGCGACTGAATGGCGAACAGGTCGTGACCACCTACGATGCACCGGGAGCGATGTGGCATTTCGGGGCGTTCCGCGGCGGCACCCCGCCGGTGAAGCAAGCGGACGGCACGATGCTTTCGATCTTCCATTCGTCGCTGCCGACCGAAATCGCGCCGCACTACATCCGCTACTACGCCGCCGCCTACACGTTCGAGGGCGAGCCGCCATTTGCTCCGCTGCGCATCTCGACGAGGCCGCTGATGGTCGGCAGTGAGGAGGACGGCCACCGCGTCGATCCGCGCTACGTGGCCGGGTGGAAGCCCTACGTGGTGTTCCCATGCGGGCTGGTGCCAGACGGGCCGAACTGGCTGGTATCGCTGGGGGTGAACGACTGGGCGTGCGCGGTGGCGCGGATCAAGGCCGATGGCCTGCATCTCGGTGCGGCCAACGGGTCGGACATCCCGCCGAGATATTTCAGCGCCGACAACGGCTCGATGCCGGTGCCTATCCGCGGCGAGGACGGGCTGCCGAGGCACCTCCATTGGACGGTGGTTCGCGGTCGCGTTGGTCGCACCGGGACCGGATATATGAAATGCGCGAATCCGATGGAGGCGCAGGCGGTGGCTGAGATGGCGGGCGTGACCGAAATTAAGTACGCGGATTGGGATCGGGCGCTGGCGGTGGCGCGGACGTAGGAAATAGAACGCTGTGCGGGGTGTAGTAATCACCCCAAGTTTCTTTCGCGGCTTTTTCGTAAACAACATGCGCCTCTTCTTGGGTCGCGTAATACCCCAATTGTCTGGAGTAGCCATCAACCCGGAGCTGGGCTCGCCACGGTCTTGCGAGTCCGGGTTGTTTATTGAATGACACCCCGCGAAACCGGGACATTTTGTGCGGCCTGAGATTCATATTGCCGCGCTGCTGAAAATGCGTGGCCTCGCGGAGGTTTTCCCACCGGTTGTTGTGATTATTTCTGTCCTTATGGTCTATCGTGGCAACGGGCCATTCACCGTGAACATAAAGCCAAGCAAGCCGGTGAGCCATTACCCGTGCGCCGTTTATGCCTATCATTATGCCGGTTGGGCTTGAACTACCAGCCAGTTCGCCTACGACAATGGTGCAATTTATCTTCTGCTTCCATCTAAACTCGCCGGTATTTGGGTCGTAGGATAATATGAATCGGAGGTATTCGGCGGTGATCCACCTATCGTTCCTTACAAACCACTTACCTCCTTTTTGTGCCATTCGGAAACAGATAACCACAATAGTGCATCAGTCAATGCTATAGTGTCTAATTGGCTACAATTATTTGTAGGCAAGATCGGGCTACGAGACAGGCAAGATAATCAATTATAGGTATATCCTATAGATGGCGGGTATTCCAGCTTCGGAGGCGGCGCAGTGATATTCTGGGTTTTTAACCCAAAAATATCATGGCGCTTGAAGCAAATTGCGTAGGTCGTGTCGTAAAGATCGACTCTTCATGTGGTTGTACATTAAAACGTGCATCCATCACCGGGCTAACCCCAACTGAATTCGAGGCGCTTTCCTACAAGGAAATCGCCCTAACCCGCGCCATCATCGACACCAAGGAGGCGAAGATGCTCGGCGTGCGCGAGAACCCGCTGATGAACCTGCTCGATGGTTCAACGAAGGACATCAAGCTGAACACGATGAACATCGACGGCGAGCAGTCGATCATCCTTCCGTTTATCCAGCGCATCCAGCGGTCGGTCATAAACGCGAACTACTTTACGATTGTCACGGGCGCCGGTGGCGTCGGTGGCGTGGCGGGTGCGCCGGCCTCGGCATGGCAGCTCACTCTTGGCCTCGGCAACAGTCCGTTTCAGACGACGCTGGCCAACATCGAGCGGTACTTCGTGGCCGGTATGACGCTCAACATTCGGACGTGGGACAATGTGACCACCAAGACGGCGAAGACGATCACCGTCACAATCTATTCTGCGACCAATGCCGATTCTGGTGCTATCCCGCGCGCCAACGTGGTTGTTTATCCTCCGGTCAGCGCCGCCAACTGGGCGCTGTATACGCCGGCTGAACGCTCCGAATGGCAGCCGATGTTCGGCATGGTCGAGATCGGCACGAACTCGGTGGCCAACGAAGAGGCGTATTGCCCGGAGTTGCCCGCCGACCTTTCGGCGAAGCTCCTTCCGAGCTGGATTCAGACGAGCCGCGAATCCTACTGCCGTGATTCGGTGCAGGAAAAGGTGCTCGGCTACATTCTCAACGGCCAGGTGAACGACTACCTCAAGACGTTCCGCTACATGTCGCTCGCCGAGCAGCAAAAGCAGAAAAAGGTCCTCTACAACAAGGCGTGGTACAACTCGGTGTTTTACGGGATGGCCATCGACGTGGACAACCAGACGACCGCCAACTACACCAATCTTCCGCCCGTTTACGATGTCGGCCAGCCGACGTGTTTGCTCTCCTACAAGGCGCGGGCCATCGGAATCTTTCATCTACTGGCCGACTGTAACCGGGTGCGCGACTTCCTCGGACTGCCGCTCGACCTCGATCTGCTGTTCGCCGACATGTACTACCTGCGGCGCAACCGGGAGGCCGACACCGACGACGCGCGGACCATCGACGGCTACACCGACCGCCTGACGGCGGACTTGATCTTCGAGGTGATGACGAAATTCTACAAGGCGAAGTACCAGTGGGACACGACCCGCTTCGTCAAGATGGGTGAAAAGATCACCCACGATGGTATGCTGATGTTCGTCTACGACAACTACGATCTGAAGAAGGAAGGGTTAGTGCTGGCGATCTTCCAGCTCGATTACTTCAACGACTTGATCGACGCCTACAACACGCAGGTCGTCGGCTGGAACTTCCAGATTCGCGGCAACCAAATTTGGTTCATCAACTGGGCGGACATCAAGATCGGCGTCGATCCGTCGAAGTCCAAACAGGTGACGCGGCGCCGGCCCGGCTCGAATACCGAGTTGGCCGAGTACCAGTGCGTCATTGATCCGACGGTCGTCAGCTACGACCTCCGCTCGAAAATGTGGACGGTGCTACTGGATCGCCCGAACCAGCACATGATCTACCACAACTACAGTCTGGACTGCCCGAAGATCAGCATCAGCGGCTGCACGGTGCCCCAGTCCTAACGGGAGCGCGCCCCGATGCGCTACCTGCTTACAACCAATGCCTCCCGCCCGGTTGTGGCGGGGGGTCGTAGTTGGAACTTTGAGCCTGTTCTCGCTCGGGGCGGAACATGGCTTGGGATACTGGAGGCTGACGATGAGTCGGCGTCCAGTATTCTCGCATCCGGCGACCCACGGGTCGGCGAAATTATATTCGAGCGTTACGACAGTTTAAAAAAAAAGCTACCAGCCAGACAGGTCAACTCGCTAGCGCAGCCGAATCCGCGGGGCGAACATCCCGCGGTGGCAATTGCGGAACCTGCGGCAAGCCGTACCGCGCCGACCACCGCTAAGGCGGCGGAGCCGGCGATGGCGATGGTGGAACTTCAAACGACAGCAAATTCCCCGCCCGACGAACCGCTGCTGGCGGGCGGTGGGCGCCGGAAGAAATGGTGACGCATGACATGGGCCGAATTCGTAGTCTCGGTGGACAGCCACTTGGCGGTGGAAGCAACCCGCCGCGGTCTTGCCACGTTTCGCGACCGTTACATGCGGAACGCGATCTTGGATTTGCAGCGGTATATCCGTGGCTACCGGGACGCGAACTACTCGACGTTCACCTCGGGTGACGTAGCCATTGAGAGTCAGGCGCATCTGGTGCCGATGCCGACGGGCGCCAAGCCCAAGGCGTGCTACATCTACTCGGTGGCCGATGGCGATGACGTGCTGTGCAACCGCTACCGGCTAAATTTCTACCCTTGGGAACATAGGCAGGATTTGATCTGCGGGCGGCTGTCGTTTTCGACATGGTGGGGATGCTGCTGGCCGGGCGCGGTGCCTCCGGTCGATGAGGACGAGGCGGCTAATTGGATGGCGAAGGCGTATGTCTACACAATTGGGCCAATGGGGCGGAATTTTCTGATCTACCCACAGCTCACGACCTCGACGCGGCTAGTGTTGATTTGGGACGGCTACAAGTATGATTTTGACGATGCCGATGTCATCAACTTCCCGGAGGAAGTTTCGGAGGCGGTCGCCGCCTATATTCTTTGGAAGATAACCCTAAACGTCGATAAGAACCCGACCCTCGCCCGGCTCCATCAGGAGAATTACAGCCAGCTCCGGCTCGCCCTATACCGAGACTTTCAGGAGACGCAGAGTATGCAGGAAAAAGATGAGGAATATAATAGTACTTTAATCATGCCTTCCGACCCATTTTACGGCTTCGGCCCACAGGATATTCCTTTCCTTACAGTCGTCACGGCCCTGGAGGGCGCGACCAATATTTCGCTACAAAATTTACCCACCGTATCCATAACTACACCATACGTTCTTCAGGTCAAGATTTCTGGCGAACTGCAAACGTGGGTGCTGATGTCTTCGACCGCCGCTACCGATGTTCCGAATGGCGTCATGCGCCCAAACGATTACAATGCATCGACAAACCAGAAGGTTTTTTTCCAAAACTCGATCTAGCGCCTTGGAAGATTCCCCATGAAAAAGATTTTATCCTCTGGCATTCCGCGATCCGCTCGATTCCTGAGAAGCGACTGCTCTATGCCTGTGATTCTCGCCCACTCAAGCGCCGTTTTGGTTTCGCCATTCCACGTAAGCCTTCGATTGGAGCGCCTATTATTCGCCTGCTCGCGATACGTTGCCCAACAGCAGTTATCTTTACAGTAGTTACCGTTATTATCTTTCCGCTCCAAAGTCATACCATGACGCCACGACGCCATCATGTCGGAGTAAAATTCGTATTGGGAGGATCGCCACGGCTCATCGACGGCAATTCCACGCCCTCCATAATGCGGATAATCCGGGTTGGTTTTGCTATGACAACGCCCTTTCATTGTGCGATAAACATCGTAAAGCGGGTGTTCCTTAAGGCGGGGGTAAATACATCGCGTGGTGTGGCACCGCCTGCATTTTGCCGATTTACTGCGGACCAGCGTAGCGCGCTCCATAAACATTTGTGTGCCGCAGGCGCATTCGCAGCGCCATCTTTTGACCAACTGGCCGCCGGGATTGGCGTGAATCTCGGTTGGGCCAAGAACCAGCCAGCTCCCGAATATCTGCCCAGTTAAATCTTTCCTTACGTTGCGAACTTCCCCATCAGTCAAATCAGCCATAAGCGAACTCTCTTTCGTTTTGTGGTTAAGGCCGTCTCGGAACGACAATTCCGCTTCGGCCTGTTTTGTATCTGGGCGCCGGGGCTGCGGGTCAACCTACTAATACAATGGCGAACGAAATCAGAGTACCTCAGTTACGTTTTACTGGCGACTCCCTGACAAAAGGATGGATTCAGGTCTCTGTCACGCCCACCGCGAACAGCCTGCTCGGCTTCAACGCGAGTTCGGTCCCGGCGAACGTCACCATTGGCTCGGGCCTCGCACTAGCTGGCAACGTCCTGTCAGCCACAAACAGCGGCTCAGTTACAAGCGTTGGCCTGTCGATGCCGACCGGGTTTAGTGTGGCCAACAGCCCAGTCACATCGACCGGAACGCTGGCGGTTACAACCACGCTGAATGGCATTATCTACGGCGACGGGGCAAACGCGCTGGCGGCGGTGACGATTGGCAGCGGGTTGAGCTTTGCGGGCGGAACACTCACGGCTACCGGTGCCGGCGGCACAGTGACGAGCGTTTCAGTGGTCACAGCCAACGGAGTCTCCGGATCGGTAGCGACCGCGACTACGACGCCGGCCATCACGCTGACGCTGGGTGCCATCACCCCAACAACCGTCAACGGGCTGACGATCACAACCACGACCGGCGCGCTTACGGTTGCTGCTGGAAAGACGCTCACAGTCAACAACACCCTAACGCTCGCTGGCACCGATGGCTCGACGCTCAATGTGGGCGCGGGCGGCACGCTCGGAACGGCAGCGTTCACCGCTACCTCCGCCTACGAAGTCCCGCTGACGTTCAGCACCGGCCTGACGCGTTCGACAAATACGATTACCGTCAACGCATCGCAGAACATCGCTACGCTCTCGAATCTCACGAGCAACGGCATCGTGACGACGAGCGGCGGGACAGGCGCGCTCTCTATCACGGCCACGACGGGCAGCGGAAGTGTGGTGCTGGCAACTTCGCCGACGCTGGTAACGCCAGCCCTCGGCACGCCGTCGGCCATCGTGCTGACGAACGCGACCGGTCTCCCCATCGGCGGCCTTACAGGGCTCGGCACGGGCGTCGCCACCGCTCTCGGAAACACCACCAATGCTTCCGGTGGTCTCGTTACGTTCTCCGGCAACATCGGCGCGGCCAGCGGAACAACCCTGACACTAAGCGGGCTCCTAACCAGCGGCTCACTGGTGACAGGAACCTGGCAGGCGACAAACGGAACAATTATCAACGGATCGGCGAATTCGTTCATGTCGCTTCAATCGGCGGCGGGCTTTGAGCTTGGTTTCTACATGCTTCGCACGGGCAGCTTCCCGCGCTGGTCGATTTCAACGAACAACACCGCGGAGGGCGGCTCGAACGCCGGCTCAGACTTCGAGTTGCGGCGTTACGATGATGCGGGAAGCAGTCTCGGCCTCTCTCTCGCCATCGACCGCAGTAGCGGAATCGTGACACTGGCCAACATCGTGACGATTGCGACAGACGGCGACATTGGTGGCGTCGTCGATCTGACGATGGGCGGCACGCTGACCGTCAATACGGTCAATGCGACGACGTTCAACTTTACGACGTTTGGGACAGGTGTGGTGCCCGGCGCGAATGGCGGCACTGGGATCGCGAACACCGGCAAGACCATCACGCTCGGCGCGAGCCTAACGACAACCGGCACGGACCTCCCGACATTCGCCTTTCCTTCGGCGGCCACCGCGCGCACCTACACGTTTCCGACGACGACCGCCACGCTGGCGCGCACGGACGCGGCCAACACATTCACAGGCGCCTCCACGGCCTCGGCGTGGGTGCTCACGTCTCCGACCATAACGACCGGGATTGTGCCGACAACCAACGACGGCGCGGCCCTCGGATCGACGAGCAATCAATTCTCCGACCTGTTTCTAGCTGAAGGTGGCGTGATAAACTGGGACAATGGAGATGCGACGATCACCCAGTCGGGGAACACCCTTACCATCGCTGGCGCCGAACTCATAATCGACGCGGCCAGCGGCCCGACATCCACGGTAGCGGCGGGTTTCCGTGGCATCCCGCAAAATTCTCAATCGGCGGCTTACACGACGGTTCTGGCGGATGCAGGCAAGCATCTGCTACACCCGAGCGCCGACACGACCGCGCGGACCTTTACGATAGATTCCAATGCAAACGTCGCCTATCCGATTGGAACGGCGATCACGATTGTGAATCAGAACTCGGCGGGGGTTGTTACAATCGCCATAACCTCTGATACGATGCGGCTTGCGGGCGCCGGGACGACCGGCAGCCGGACGCTGGCGGCGAACGGGGTCGCTACCGCGATCAAGATAACCTCAACCGAGTGGATAATCAGCGGAACGGGGCTGACGTAACAGTGGGCGCGCCACAACAAGCACTTTTTGGCACCGCACCGGCAGGCAGCCTTACCTGCACCGAGTTCTTCGCGCTGCAATCATTCGGTGCAAACGCGGCGGGGGGGCCGTGGTCAACGGTTTCCCAGAAAATCAAAAACACTGCGGGCATGACGGTGTGCAGGATCAAAATCGTGCTCGCCGGAACAGGTACGGCGACCGTTGGCCTTTGGTCAAATGTGGATGGC